CCGCATCTTCAAGTCCGCCACCGGATCTGCCCTCGGTCTCAACACCGGGTGCGGGCATTGCATCTACAACCTGGTCAAGGCGGTTGCCGTTGCCTACTACAAGGACAAGGCGGAGGCGGAAGCACTCGCCACCAAGGAGGTCAAGGCGGAGAACATCCCCGTCAAGACCGAGGAGAAAGTCCAGGTCAAGACCAAGGCAAGGAAATCCAAGAAGGCGGAATGACCTACAACCTCGCAAACGAATTCCAGCGGAAGGCATTTCTCGCCCGGTGCGAGGACTGCCTGGACAAGTCTGCCGTTGTCGAGCTGACCACCAAGTCCTTCCGGACAAGGAATCAGAACTCATACTTGCACCTGCTCATCGGTGTGGTTGCCATTGACACGGGCAACACACTCGCCTTCACCAAGGAGCAGTATTTCAAGAGGCTTGTCAATCCGGACATCTTTGTCCAGGAGGTGACCGACCTCTACTGCGGAAAGGTGCAGGTTGTCAGATCCACCGCAGACCTGACCAAGGAGGAACTCTCAATGGCAATTGACCGATTCAAGAGGTGGGGTGCTGAAAACGGGATCTACCTGCCCAATCCCGGTGATGAATCACTCCTCCGTGAGATAGAGATAGAAATGGGCAGACAAAAGCAATACCTGGGAGGATAGTCTATGGGAAGAAAGAAAAAGGACATCTATGATGTCTACCCTCCGTTCAACTACCAACTCGGCAGACCGCTGAAGTATGAGCCGGATGAGCTGCTTGAAAAGTTCCAGGAATACATCAAGTGGGCGAAGGAGCATCCCATCCCCATCGTGAAGAATGTGAAGAACACAACCACCAAGGGAGACACCTACGGCTCGGATTCCCTTGAGAGAAAACCGAGGCTTCTTTCGATAAGCGGATTCCTCGTTTTCATCGGTGCGGGTAGTGATTGGTGGCAATCTCTTGACCGGGACGGGGCGAAGAGAGCAGAAGAATTTTCAAGAGTCAAATCCCTCATACGGGAATTCTGCCAATCCTATCAGTCCGAAATGGCTTCTGCAGACATCTTCAATGCCAACATCGTGTCCCGTCTGCTCGGTCTTGCCGACAAGAAGGACATCACATCCAATGGGGACAAGTTCAAGATTGTGGTGGAGAGCAAGGAGGACAAGGAGATGTTTGAGAACTTCAAGAATCTGCCGGAGTGATGCAGGAGATGAGAATCAGCAATGTGTTCCGGAAGATATACCAGGCATATATGCAACATCCCCGGTATATCTCCAACAAGGGTGGGACTCGTTCGACAAAGACCTATTCCACCCTGCAATTCCTGCACATTGTGATTCAAGAGAAGGATGTGGCGGGTGACATCACCTCCGTTGTGTCGGAGACCTATCCTCACCTCAAGCGAGGTGCAATCCGTGACTTTGAGTCCATCATCGGTCACCCTCTCACCGGGGATTCCCATTGGAGCGAGACCAACCACACCTGGACATATGACAACGGGGCAATGCTTGAGTTTTGGTCTGCGGACTCGCCTCTCAAGGTACACGGATCTCAACGCAAGAGGCTATTCGTGAACGAGGCAAACCACATCCCCTTTGAAATCTTCCGGCAGATGGCGGTGCGTACATCCGGAGTCATCTTCCTGGACTACAACCCGGCATCCGTTTGTTGGATACAGGAGAAGATTGAGTCCAAGGAGAACTGCATCCTCATCAAGTCCACCTACAAGGACAATCCCTTCCTCACCGAGATGCAGATCCGGGAGATTGAGGACAACCAGGCGGATGCCAATTGGTGGAAGGTGTACGGACTCGGAGAGGAGGGAAGCCTGGAAGGTCTCATCTACTCCTTTGAGCAGATTGACACCCTGCCGGAGAAGGACGGCAACCTCATCGAAATCCAGGGACTTGACTTCGGCTTCACCAACGATCCCACCGCACGGGTGCAGGTGCTTGCCGACCACCGGAAGAAAATCCTCTACTGCAGGGAGAGGTGCTACCAAACCCATATGCAGAACAAGCACATCATCGCAGACCTCCAGGCGGACGGCATCGGAAGAGGTACGGAGATCTATGCGGATTGTGCAGAGCCGAAATCCATTGCGGACATCAAGGAGGCGGGATTCAAGGTCATCCCCTGCGACAAGGATGCACCCGTCAAGTCCGACAAGCTGCTCTTCCAACTCCAATGGATGCAGGGGTGGAAACTCTATGTAACGAAGGACTCCATCAATATGATTCGGGAATTGCGGAATTACACCTGGGCAACGGACAAGGATGGCAATTCCCTCAACCAACCCATTGACAAGTACAATCATTTGTTAGACAGCCTCCGCTACGCAACCTGGACACGATTCGGCAGGGATGCCGGATACGGACAATATAGCATTTCATTCTCACGCAAACGATATGGACATAATTGATTCTTTTGACAAGCTGACCATCGGCACATTCCTGGAGATCCAGGAGGTGCAGAAGAAGGAAGGGGTGGAGGACATTGACAAGCACATCTCCATCCTCTCCCTCCTCACCGGGGCATCCGAGGATGACATCCTCCGGCTTCCCCTTCCGGAATTCACGGAACTCTCCGCCAAGGCACGATTCCTCACCGCAGAGGGATTCCGGCAGAGGCAGGTGGCGAAGAAATACATCGTGGGCGAGTGGGAACTCGTTCCGGTGTTGGACTACCGCAAACTCGTTACCGCCCAATACATAGACTTCCAATCCCTCGGTGGGGATATGGATGCCCATATGGTGGAACTCCTCTCCGTCATCCTCGTACCCAAGGGCAAGAGGTACAACGAGGACTATGACATCCTTGAGGTGCAGAGGGCAATCCGTGAGGATATGTCCGTGACGGACGGGGTTACGATATGTGCTTTTTTTTTGATCTCGTTAGAGAAATCAATCAAGGATATGTTGAACTACTCCAGGGAGGAGGCGGAGAAGATGCCGGAGGGGAAGAAGAAGGAGGAGATCAAGGAGAGGATACGGGAGCAGGTAGAGGCTTTGGAGAGAAATGGGGATGGATAGCCAATGTGGATGCCGTGTCGGAGACCTGCCGTTGCTCCTGGGATGATGTGTTCCGGATGACTGCGATTGAGTTTCTGAACATCCTCTCCTACCGGAAGGACAAGATGGAGAAGGAGAAGGCGGAGTTGGAGGAATGGAAAAGGAGGAACTAATATGGAACTGCTCAACCTTGAAAATGTGATGGCAACCCTGCAGGAATACGCACAGGAGGTGCGTAACCTGTACCAGGACAAACTCATCGAAGGAGACCGCATCTCCTCCGGCAAGCTGCTCAACTCCGTTGAATACCAGGTGGTGGACAATGGACGGGAATACCTTGTTCAACTCTCCCTGGAGGAATATTGGAAATACCTTGAATACGGAGTCTCCGGTGCGGACAACACCACCTCGCCCTTCAAGAATCCCGGATGGGGTGCGTATCCGCACATCCTTGAATGGATCAAGGTGAAACCCGTCCTGCCGAGACCGGACAGGAACGGCAAACTCCCTTCGCAGAAATCCCTCGCCTACCTTATCACCCGTAGCATTGTCCACAACGGCACGATGCCGGGCGGAGAGCTGAAGGACACCCTGGATGAGGTCAACGCACGATACAAGGACAAACTCATCTACTCCCTCCGGAAGGACACCGAGAGCATCCTCAAGGTGATGGTCGGTGGCATCCAGGGGAGTGTGCCGGAATACTGATAAAACAATGTGCTTTTTCATTGGGTGTCTCTCATTTACGGAGTCACCCTTTTTTCTATCTCAAGGAAAACTCAAAGTATGGCTCTTATTCCCATTTGGAAGGACAAGGTGGTGGATCTGCTGATGGCATCTGCGGAATTCCGCATCCGCACGGGTGGTGACACCATCTACGCAGGAAAGTCCATTGCGAGACCGGGCGAGTCAACCGCCAAGGTGCGTGTCAATGACATTTGTGCCGACTACCTGGTCAACGCACTCCCCACCATAACCGACAGGACATTCACATCCTTCGGACTCTCCGCATTCTCCGTGCAGAAGAGATCCGGAGGCTCTTGGGGAGTGGTGGAGAGCATTGACTTCTACAACGATTGGTCATATGACTACGGCTTCACGGGTGATGTGCTATCCGATCCCATCAACGGCAAGGTGACTGCCGATATGTTCATCCTCTATTCCAAGAAGAACATCTCCGCCAACATCTCTGCGGTGTACCGCAAGACGGACGGCACAACCACCACACGGACAACCACCATCTCGCCCACACCGGATCACGGCACTTGCGTGTTCGATGCGGGTGCGGTGTCCTCCGCCAACCGGGTTGCCATCTCCGGCACATACTACCCCATCGTGGCGGACTGCTACAAGTTCGCCCTCTACTATGTCAACGCATACGGAGGATGGGATCAGCTCCTTGTCGAAGGCAACGATATGGAGACCGACTCCCTGGAGAGGCACATCCGGGAGCAGGAATATGACAACACGAACATCGTGAATCGTGGCAAGGTCAACTATGTGAACGAGGTCACAAATTCCTGGACACTCAACACCGGACTGCTCACCGATGCGGAGGCGGGGCGGATGCACCACCTCATCAACTCTCCGATGGTGTACCTCTGCCTCATCGCATCCTCCACCTTCATCCCGGTGGTCATCACAACGAACACCTGCGAATACAAGACCTACAAGAACCAGGGCAACCGGATGTTCAACTATCAGCTTACCATCGAACTCGCCCAAAACCGCATCCGCAGATGAGACGGAAGATCAGCCTGTACATAGACGGACGGCTTGCCGACCTTGATGATGAGTCCTTCATCCTGTTCAACTACACGATGGATGACCTCTCCAATCCCACGATTGTCAAGAACTCGTTCAGTCAGCAGATCTCCCTGCCGGGGACACCGGGCAACAATGCCATCTTCGGTGATGCCTACCGCCTTGACCGCAGGGTGGACTTCAACGAGGGTGCATCCGGTGCGGGATTCAACCCATCCAAAAAGACCGACTTCTCCATCTACAACGAACTCGGTGAGATCCTTGAGTCCGGCTACTTGAAATTGGATTCGGTTGTACGGAGGAAGAATGTGATTGTTTCCTACAAGGTCAGCCTCTACGGAGGTCTCGGCTCTTTCCTCTATTCGCTATCATACGCAGAGGACGGGCGGAAACTCACCCTTGCCGACCTTGACTATATGGGCAACAACGATCCGGGCGAGCTGGACTTCACCATCAATGCGACTGCGGTGCTTGATGCGTGGGCCAGGCTTGACGGGGACACAAGCAAGGATGCGTT